GTTAGTAAACTCCACATTAAAAGTGGCCAGATCGGCTAATAGCTCGATTCTATTAGAGTATAAATATTGTGAGATTTTTTGCATCTGGCATTCCTTATAGTATATTTATGGCAAAATTAAGAGACAACATAGAACAAAACTTGCCCTTTATTAGTGTGTTAAACTACGGTGAAGACGAATACGTAGGCATCATTATCAACCAAGATCAATTTGTTACCAGCTTCTACGATCTGAATGCTATAAGGACCACTGAAGAAAAAACCCTGTTTTTAGAAATAGGTGAAACTTGGTGGTGGGAAAGTAACCGTCAATTTCCAATCAATATTATTTGCAGGGATCAAATACATCCATTTGCCTATGCCATACGTACATTCAACAGCAAAGATGTTCGTATAATTCTAGGGCCGGTTGTTAACTTAATGAATTTAACAATGAAACGAGTTAAGCGTAAATCAGTACAGCTCGTCCGTAAACCTCGTTAACTGTATCCGTAACTTAGGCCTTCACAGATCAAGTTCATCTGTACAACTACTACATGTGCGTATGCTATGGCATGTGCTTTCTTAAAATAGTAGTCACCGTTCTCCGGTTTCGTCCAAATCTCCTGCCCAATCTCTGTCCAAGTCTTCCCAACCAGGTGTCTCTTTGCTGGGCGGATCAAAGCGAGACACATTGCCAACTCTTCGATACTTTGGGGTTTCATCTGTTTCAATAATCCACTGTGCCCATTTACGTGGAACAATAAATCCGTGAAATCTTTCTGCTCTAGTAGATCCCATAGTGGTTCAGTCTCCATTAATTGTTTGAGATGTGCCCTATCTCTTACACCTTCGTAGACACTAACATTCAAGAAGTCTATCTTGAAATATCCTCTATCTTCAGCTTGCTTGTAATCAATTGTACTTATTCCTGTTAAGGGATTGTACGGGATAGAAGTACAATATATGCCAGTATTGTGCTTTTTAAACAGGCCATTATCTTCTTCGATGGCTGCAACTACATGCTTGAAATGTTCAAGTGCTTTGCTACGATCTGCGAAGTCAATATCAATATCTGGCATTAGTGTTGTGTTCCTGATTCAAATAACATTAACGGGAGGGTCTCTGTTAGATAATCAGCATACCCTTCTGCTTCTTCTATATCTTCAAATCCTGTAATCTTTACATAGACAGAATTATCTTCTTCTACAACAATAACCTGCATGCCTAGCTCTTTGGCATCAGGATTAGGATTTACATGTGTACTCATAAATTTGATTCCTTGGCTACCTGCTTGACTAACTCAACATCTGCGGCAGAACGCTTGAACTTGTTTAGCCAAAACGGCAAGTCCATAATTGTACTTATTGCCTGTAGCTGTTCATCGTTAAACTTCTTTAACATTTCTTTACCGTTTTTACAGTTAAGTACTAGCCAAGGACTGATCTTTCCATCTTTGATATCATAGGTTGCACGACTCAAACTAACATACAAAAAGTAATGATTCCATACGCTTTGATTAGATTCGGCCCACTCCATCATATGTTTAACACTACGTTCTAGTGCAACCTCAACCGGCTCAGTTTTTATCAAGTTGATAACATAGCTGTCGTAGAGTTCATCTCTACACCAATGATCTAATTTTACTCCAGATTTGATAACGTAGTTAATGAACTTGTCTGGATATAACGGATTTACATTACTAACAAAACTACCAAACTTTACAAATGCATTATAGTAAGGACTACGAGCGAATTCGTCATAGGTCTTTTCGCTTTTAGCATTTTGATTTAATTTATAAAATTTATTATATGTGTCGAACCCAAGCACAACGTGACGTTCTGTACGTGCTAGATGCCTACGTTTTTGTTCACAGACATGCACAGCTAGAGTGTTTTCTCTAGAGAATGAATGATTACAAAATTGACATTTATAACCAGATAGTTTTTCAACTAATGCCATCATTTAAATTTTTTTGCGATAGTTGGATCATCCATGCCGTGTTTCTTGGCTAGTTCTTTTAATTCTTTGTCTGTTGACAGCTTTGCTAACAATTCAATCTCGTCAATCTTTTTGTTAGGATATATATCTGATAAAAATTTTACCTTTTTGCTGTCACTGCCTGTTTTCTTTTTATTACCAATCCATTCGTGGAAGTATCTAGTTTTACCATCATAACTGCACATACACAGTAATAGCCATAAAAGTTTAGGATGCTTTTGTAAGGTATTCCAATGTTTGTTAAAATATTCGTTGACTGTTAATACAAAGTGCTGTTGTATTTCAACATTGGATGTTTTAGCGTTACTGATATATCTATTAAGAATAAAGAACTCGCTTTTCAAACTTTTTTGTTGGTCGGCATCCATGGCATCCCATAGCTCCCGAACATTTTCGTCAACAGCGGCTATTTTTTCTTTTAGTTCAACTTTTTCACTCATCTGATTTATTTTTCACTATTTTATAAACAAGTATAGCACGATCTAAAGCCTTTTGTAAAGTCGGATTGGATCTAGCAGTTTCCCTAATATCTTTCCAGAGCCTGGCATCTTTAGTTTCTTGGTAAATCCTTTTTCCGTCTTTTGGCACGCCATAGTCCCAACCAATGGCGAATCTTGTATTAGGATCCGACCCTAATTCTCTAGCATAAGTAGTACTACCCACTCGTTCATATACATAAGTGGCGCCGGGCCTAAGACTTCCCATCTTTTTTCTCCTGGACGATTCCATATTGTTTGTAAATCCATTGTATAAATCTTTCAATGTCTTTACTAGGATATGGATAAGCCTTATAGGCTATTTCAATTTTCTGCAACCATTCCTTATCAATCATAGTATTTTATCTAACTGTATAATTTCACTTTGTCTTGATATTTCTTTGACGAAATAAGCACAACTAGGTTTATCGCCAAACGCTGTTGGTACCGCTAATAGTTGGCCGTTTTTCATCTTTGGAAAATACCATTTAACATCGTTGTAAAAATTTACAATTTCGATTTTTTTAAATTCTACTCTAAAACTACTTAATGGATTAAACACTAATGCTTCAAATCCTCGATCATTTAAACTGGTCAATGGTAATATTTCTATATCACTGGCCGAACTACTATCTCCCACTGCGATCGACCAGTCAATGGGCATTGTTACTTCTTCATTGCCAATGCGTAATACCATCGCCGGTGCATTAAAACTTTCTAAGAAAATCAATGGCATAAAGTAAAAATCGGGTTCTTTAGGATCTGAGTTATCTAAAACTGCAAATCTAGTACTGTCGTCTACTTCGTCTGGTAAATTGTTTAAACTAAATGTTTTGTTATCTAATGTTAATATCTGCATAATCCTTATTTTTGCCAATCCGTTTTCTCAATAGTGAAGGGATACTTGGCTTCCTTGTAAAATTTCTTCCTCTCAGTGAGGTGTCTCTTTGCATACTTACAGGTCGAAGTGATGTCCCAGATCTGTACGAAGTCTTTGTCTTCTGCTTTTCTAATGCCTCGCCCAATACTTTGTATAACGCGGACAAAGCTCTTTCCGGGTTCCAAAAGAACCAGATTAAAAATCCTTGGGATATTAATACCCACAGCGGCCACACCGTAAGTCGCCACAATAACCTTGTCATCACTGGTTCTAACTTCATCATATTCTTCCTTTCGGTCTTTGGTCTTTACCTCACCTGAGATAAACACCGAGCCTTCTATTTCATTTACTATAAATTTGCCTGAGTCGATTCTATTAACTAACACTAGAGTATTGCCTGTTTTTGACACTTCTTTAATTAATTTTGAGATATAGATCATCCTGTCTTCATCTGTGACAAGATATTTTAATTCTTCTGCATATGATTTAAATTCTGGCAGATCAATCATCTGCACAATGTTTACGTGACAATTTGATAGTACACCCTTCTCTTGTAATTCATGTGCTTTGATGCCGCCAATTACTGGGCCGATAGATGCAAATATACTTTCGCTTTCAAATTTTTCTTTAGGCACTGTACCAGTTAGTCCCCAGCGGATTGCCGCATTAGATAAGTTTTGTGTAAGCAAATTCTTTAGAACTTCTGCCTTAGCCATGTGTACTTCATCTACTATAACTGTTTTAACTCCATCTAAGAATTCTGCCAGTGTCAGTATCTCGTGTTCGTGATTTTTGGATTTTTTATCAAGAATGTTAAGACTTTGCCAAGTACAAATTGTATGTGTTTTCTTTAGATCTTTTCTATCACCGTAATATACACCAACATCTAAACCAACATTGATAAAATCTTCTTCTGTCTGTTCAACAAGACTCTTATTAGGCACGATTGTAATAGTACGACCATATTTTTCACAGACATCGGCCAGTGTTGCTGTAGTGATAGTCTTACCAGCACCTGTAGCAATCTCTTGTAGTGCTTGATGATTACTTAGGAATAGATTTATTGCTTCAACTTGATAGTCTCGAAGCATGATAGGCTGACCTTCTTGGGGATGCCCCTTGGGCCACACTTTGCCTTTGTCGGCCCAATAAGTATCCGTAACTGGTATAAATGAAATAGTCTGTGTTGTTCTAAGATCTTCAACTTCTTCAATCTCAATGTTCATTTTTTCAAGAATATCTAATATAGTTTCTAGCTGATTTAGATATCCATTACCACCGAGACCAAATAGACTAACCATGCCATCCCAACGACCTAGCTTGTATGCAGGATGATACCGAGCATAGGGAATCTCATACTTAAAACTATTGGCTAATTTCTTACGTGCATCTAGAGGACAGTTCTCTAGCTTGATATTAACCTCGTCTTTGATGATTAATTTCACGCCCATTGTGTCCTCGTTTCGATAATTGGTTGCTGTTCTGTCCATGTGATTACGAGATCACTCTTGCTGGAATATACTGCGGTCTTAGTTTGTTTTAGAAAACCGCCTACTGATATAATACTCATAGGTGACCATGAATTTTTCAGGAAAAATTTCGGAATTTTTCCACTTTGTACACCGACTATTTTTGTATTTTCATCTAACTGACAGTTATATTGTTTTTCTGCGATAAACTTATTGAAGTCACTACCAGTGTCATCATTAGGTAAACGGAAATAAATTCCAACACCTGTAACAATTCCATTTTTTTCTAAACTTTGACTCAATAACATTAAATCTTCCATGTATTTTTTATGGTCGGTTTGATTAAAAATAACCAAAGTAGGTAACCTTTTTAATTTTACTAAACTTGAAAACACTTCGTCAAGGCTGTGGTCATTTTTATTGATCCAGATTTTTGTATTTTGTCTATAGGCGAGTTTTTCGGTCAAATTTTCAGGATTTTTTTCAAAATTTTCTAAAAAATAATGATACCTCTTTGATCGGTCTACTATGATATTTCTATCAATAGGTGTGTCTATGCCAAGGTCTTGTGTGATTGACTTTTGAAAATTACTATGGTCAAAATTTTCTAGAAAATATTGATTTTTTACCTCATTTTCCGACCAAGATTTTATGGTTCTATAAAAATCATGGATTTTTTCTTCTATGTCAAAGTCCAGTGGTTCTAGTAATTCAAACAGTGTAACAATGTTTCTTTCTGCAAGGTCTGCGTAATATAATTTTCCGTTAGAATTTTGCGTGAGACCAGAAATTTCTCGATTTAAGTTAGTTAATGCTTTTCTGATAGTAGACGAAAAGGCAAATTCGATGACTAATTTTAAATCACCGTCATTGACTGTTGAAATATATAATTTTTTGGTCTTATCCACTGGCCTAAAATTTTTCGACCATGTAGGAAATTCAATATTTTCTAAAATTTCTGTTTTCATTCCAGAAATTTTATCAGAATTTTCTCTTAAAATCTTAACTAATAGCCTACCTTGGTTTTCTGTGATGAAATTTGGTCCTGTGATGATCTTTAATAAACTTTTTAACACTTTTAAATCTCGCCGAGGCACTAGTCGTAGATCAGTGTCAGCTAATGCTAGTAGTTTTATCAATAATTTATCAACAGTTATCATACTTTTTATTATATACAAGTTATTAACAAAGGTCAATACTCAAATGAAAAAAATAGGCCTCATAATTATTTAAGGCCTATAGTGGTCAGTTTGGGCGAATTGATTATAGTGTTGCGTCTTCCATGCCTGCGACACGAAGTTTTACGATATTAGTCAACTGCCACTGCTTTTGATCTAAAGCCTTAGTGATGCCTAGCCATTTGTTTCTAAGCAAGGCAAATTCGTTGATAATTTTTTCAAAATCAACTACATCTGCCTCACCTTCTACAAATTTTTCACAATCTCGACTGCTTAGAGCACGTTGATAGTTTTCTAAGTACTTACGAAAATGCTGACTTTTTAATCGTCGGAGTTCAATGTTTAAATATTCTAAGACTGCTTCAATTTCTTGAAGCTGACCAAATCTCTGTTCTACGATGCCAGGCATACTTGCCGCGGCTTTTTCAATATTTCCCGTTATACGGCATTCAATCTTTGCGGCATCTAATTCAGCCTTATAGTATTCCACAGCATCGGGAATATTAGAGATGTCTTTTGAAATCTTAGCGTACCAACCCATTAGAAATCCAATTCTTTATAGTCGTCGTCTTCTTCCTCTTCTTCATCAAGGTAATATTCAATAGCTTGATCAAGAGTTCCGTCAACTCCGGTAGCACTTTCCAAAACTCGATCACTGACTCCATAGTCTGCCAGTAAATCTACATATCTTTCAGCGGCCACTTCTAACTGTTTTTTGTCGATATAGTCTGCGAATAACAACCAGATATCACCAATTTGACTTTCATTCAGCATGTTCTTCATTCTCCTCAGGAACGGTAGTTGTATTTGTATTTGACAAATGAAATTTCTCCATTATCATATCTAATTTATCATCTTTCCATTCTTTTCGGTAGAATTTGAACTCTTCTCCAGTCTCTGGATCAACATACTTGAGCCTATTACCCTCTTGCTTGAGCAATCCTTGCTTCTCCATTAAATCCACTAGACCAGAGTAAGGACTCATACCAGTAGCATAAGGAATTTCAACTTGCACTGATTCAAAAGGTTTAGCATAACGTGTCTTCATTATCTTACATGCGGCACGAATACCATGAACCTCGCTGGTTTTAACGCCATTTTCGTCAGTTTTCAATTTAAGTTTCTTCATTGCAACTACGATAGAACTTGCGTAAATGAACCCTTGGCCTCCTGAGATTTTATCGTCAGGATCAAACATATCTTGACTAGCGTATGTGTGATTTGTAGCTACTAAACCAACATTATAGCTACCAAACATATTAACACAGTTACGAACTAGTGCGGTCAGTGCTTTAGGTTTACGGCCCATATCACCTTTTAGGTCGCCTGCTTCAAATTGATTGATATCAGTGGGTGTTAGTAACATGCCCAATGAGTCAATCACAAATAAAACCTTCGGACGTTCTTCCATAGTCTTATATTCTTTCATGAATTCGTTGATAGTCTTAGCAACGTCATCAATCATGGCCATATTGAGCTTGAGAAGTTTGTCTTCTGCTGTGTCAACACCTAATGCTTTAAGCCAATCTTCATCGAGAGCATTTTCACTGTCGACAAGAATAACATAAATGCCTTGTTCTTGAGCATTTTTTACAATATTACCTGAACAGATATAACTTTTACCTGCGCCACTTTCGCCAGCAAACACAGTGACCTTGCCCAAAGGAATACCTTTGTGGAAATCACCTGAGATAAGATAGTTTAATGTGTAATTACCGGTACTGACCCAATCTGTAGGGTCATTAAAACCAACACCGAGCCCTTCAATGCTCTTAGTCAGCGTCTTTCTAAATTTTGATAAATCGAAGGCTTTTGTAGCCATAGTTAATCTCCTAAATAAATCAAATAAGGGGGACTAGCCCCCTTATATTACTGCTTTTGACGATTGCGAATCATTGCCAAGATATCTTGTGCTCGGCTATCACCACCTGCGGCAGGTGCTTCTGATTTTGTTTCAGTTGCTTGGGCAGGAACTGCCTTAGCCGCTGGAGCAGGTTCGTCGTCATAGCTCTCATCTTGTGCTTTAGGAGCAGACTTTGCTACTGGATCACCGGTTGATGAACTCATTCCGGCTGGTTTGAAGTATTGACCCCAACGTTCCATATCAAATGGTTCGCCGTCAACTGAAGCTTCAAACATTTCCTTCATTACCTTGAGCTCAATCTCGGTTGGCTTTTTAGGTAGGAAGTCATTTAGGTTAAACAGGCCATGTTGCTTGATAGCGGCTTGTTCTTCGTCACTGAGCGGACGCTCACGACGGCTCCAACTTGAAGTAGAGTAGTCAGCATAACCGCCTTTGCTACCTTTCTTCATACGGAAATCTAATCCGTGTACAAAATCCGTTGGAAGATCTTCTAACTCTGGATCTACTAGAGCAGAACGAATCAGTTGGAAAATTTGAGGTCCGATAATAAATCGGCGAATTGGGTTTTCTGACTTTTCTTGCTCTTTCAAGCCGTCTTCAACAACAAAACCTTGGAAAATGTAAGAACGTTTCTTCCAATATTTACGACCCATTTCTTCAAGTGCAGGGTCTTTGAACCAGCCGCGAACTTCGCTAAGAATTGGACAGGTATCGCCATACATCTCTACGCATGGTACTTGCACGATAGTTTGCTTGCTTTCTGATTCACCCTTGATGCCAGCGAATGGCAGTTTGATCATTGCACGTTCAACCCAGAAAAATGTGTTATCTGTGTTGCCGTCGGGTAAGAAA